GCACTTCCTCATGCCTCTTTGCCACCTTGAGTTCCTCAAGCTGATTCTTCTCGTTGTGGATGTTCTCGGAAAGCATAGCTGCGAAGTCCTTGAACAACTGAAGTGCTTCCGGCTGAATGCGTTCCACTTCGTTCTCGCCCTCGCCTTCTGTGTCCCTCATAGAGTTCAGCAGAGACATGATGTTGACTATCTTCGTCCTCATCGTGTTCACATCTTCCTGCTGTGCCATCTCATAGAGGTTGAAGTATATCTTCCCTACACTGATGTGCTTCGACAGGAACGAACTGAACTGTACTGCGTACCTCTCACGGAGCGGAACGATACTGTTCAGCATAGCCGTGTCCAGTATGCTCGTCATCGATACGTTACCGCTGACACCGCCCAACTCCATCAGTGATGGTGACATTCCGAAGTCCTGTGCAAGAAGCAGAGTATCGTTCTTGATCCATGTGAAGAACTCTGTAGCCTTTGTGACACGCTCAAGGTGTTCAATCTTGTCACTGAATGCGTTCGACAGAACGATTACGCTGTCAGAGGACGAGCCTTGTATCTGCTTCGCTACTCTCTTTGCTTCAGCGAGGAGATTCTTGTTGTCCTTTTCCTGCTGTTTGATAGCTTCACTGATGACAGCCGATGTCGAGATGTCATTCATGTCACCGCTGATGTATCCGTCTTTCGGTCGGATGATTATCCTGCCCGGACCATCGTAGCGGATATCGTAGTTCAGACGCTCATAAACAGCCGTAAGAAGGTCAAGCCTTGCTTCATCCCTTAAAAGCGGTGAATGCCCGTAAGGAAGGCTTGTATCGTTCCTCACCACCATGAACTCATTCGTGTCGAGGAGTATCAGTCCCTTGTCCTCGATATCACGCAGGAAATCCGCATACTCGTTGTACTTATCAAAGTCGAACTTGACAGGCGGTACGAACTTGCCGTCCTTACTGATCAGGAATCCTGCTACAGTCCTGATGCCGTTCTTCAGCAGAGTGAGTATCCTATACGTCCCCCACTTGTACTGATAGATGTTTCCGTTCAGCCATCGCATTCCGCAAGCACCATGAGTGATTGCCATGCCGATGATGTCACGGAGAACGTGCAGGTTGGTTGTACCTTCATCGTTCTTCCTATAGAGGAAATCATCGAGTCTAACGTCCTCAATGATGCTCCCCGTTGTGAGTCCGTTACTGAAGATGTAGTTCAGAGTCTGCGTGAGTACATAGTCAGCACCCGGAAGCACCCTCATATACTCATCGACCTTTTCAAGTCCGTAGTCTCTCTTCTTCTTCGGCACGGCTACGTCACACACTTGGTTGCACGTTGCCCAATCACGAAGAATCTCATCGAGGACTCTGCGGTCTTCATCATTCAGATTCTCAAAATCAAGATATTTGACTTCTGCCATTTATCCACCTATGTTATTGGTTCAGACATACCACCGAAGAACACCATCATTGCGTGTATTGCCAAAAGCACCGCATCGAATTCGTCAGGTGATTTGCCTATCATTGCTTTTATCTCTGCTTTAGGTCTTATCGTTATCTTTCCGTTGGCTTTGCGCTCCGATACGATGTAAGGGAGTACATCGCCTATCTTCTCCATTACCTGCTTCGTCACTTCGAGCATTCCGTTCTCACACAGATCCTGAAAGTCGAGGTGCATCTCCGCTCTCATGTTCGATGCATTCGTAGCGGAGTAATGCTTTGCCTTTTTCCTCTCTCTTGTAGGTTCTGATGCGAAGTTGATGCCGAGAACAGGCAGGTGCTTCTCCTCAAGACCCATAGTCAGCCAGACACCCCATCCAACGTCCACGCACATAAGCGATGCGTTATTCTGCTTGCCTATCCTGCCAACAGTGTTGATGATGTCTTTAGGAGTCTTGCCGTCTATCCAATTCTTCTTCTTGATCTCTGTGACGGAATCTACCCACACATGACCGTGACCGCATCCGACCACAGCTACCTCGATGTTGTCCTTGCCCTTATAAGCAGAATCCACACCGACGAAGTACTGCGCATCATCGAAGTCATAGCCGTTCTCAATGACGTTCGGTGCGGTGAACATTCCCGTGCCATCGTCATCAAGTACACAGAGCAGATAACGTCTCAATGTCGAGCGATGCTTTGCGAATGTACCGTAGAAGACCTTCTCCTTGGTAAGACGCTCCTCTTCCACAGCGGTCAGAGCGTCCATCCAAATGATGATTTCCCTCTTACCGACTTCCTCATCAGGCTTTGTAAGTTCCGAATAGAAGAATCCCGGCTGATGCGGATTGGATATCATCGCTCTGATATAGTTTCTGCCGTCTACCCTCGCAAACTCGGCACGACCTAATTCAGCAAAGGATTGCTCACTGATAAGCGCAGCCTCGTCTATGAGGTAGTTTCCCGGCTTACCTACGACCTTGTTCTGCGAGATGTTCTCATCGTAGGTATCACCTGTGGTAATAGGTTCGATGAAACCGCCATTCGCAAACGCTATCTTCTGCTTGGAGACGGAAGTTGTCAGCCTCTCAAGCTGTGATTTCTTGTTGAGGAGTGCGTTCTGCACTTCGGGAGCGATAGTCTGTATGGACGATGCCACATGACCCATAATCATCTTTGTAGAGTCCTGTGTGGCAGCGACAACGTATGTAGGCTCACCGTGGTAAGCCATGATGTTGCCGATGCGTCCGAACAGATACGACTTACCGTATGCTGATGGACTAACTACTGTTATGCGGTCATAATCGCCTGATAACATCGCTCCTGCGATGACAGACTGCGTGAAATACAGTGAATCGCCATAATACTTGGCAATCTCTATGAAGCCTATCTTCGCAAGCCTTTTCGCCTCTTCCATCGAGCAAGTGAGCCTCTTGTAGTGCTTCGGTATCCTGCCTCTGCCTACCCACTTCTCACAGTCGAAGTGCTGATTGGCAAATAAAGCCTCAAGTTCCTTATTCGCCATCCTCGAAACTCTCCACTAATTCCTTGAGTGCCTTTTCCTTTTCCTCAAGGGACAGTGTTATGGCTGCTCCCTCGAATGCTACGGCACTCTTTGTGGAGAACTCTTCAGGACACTTATGCTCCAGATACCAACGAGTGGTCTTGTCATCTCCCTGCTTCAGAAGCTTCGCAGCGTTCATCTTCGCTGTCGCTTTCAAATCATCCTTGAGCATCTCGCAAAGTTCTGCGATCCGTGGGTCATCCTTCTTCCACTGCTTGATCTCGTTAGCGGTCAAAGGGATATTTGTGTATCTTGAAGCACGAAAAGCAGCTTCTCTGTCAGAAAGACCGTTCTCCCAAGCCTCTATGACAGCCGTCCATATATCGTTATTCACTTTTTCCGGCTTATAGCCGATAAAAGGTACTGTTTTGCTCATTTCTCACCTTGTGTTAACAATAAAACATTATTTCAAGGTCTTTGTATCGTGTAAAATCACGTTTGTCAAGACTGAAGCACGTTTTTTTCGTAAAATCCGCAATTTTTTCATGATTTTTACGTTTTGACATCAAAAAAGAGCCGAAAAACAGGTTTACCACCCATTTATCAGGCTCAAATTCGATGCGAAGCACCATTTTTCCGTTATGAACGGCTTTTTTCGCCAAATATCATCCTTGATTTCTGCTTATATGGTGCTATAATCTAATTAAGGCAAGGATATGCATTTATTCCTCCAAAGATAAAGCAAAATCCATTGTAGAACTTTCCTTTCCATGAGCAATGTGTCCTGCTCAACACGATCACCTACTCACGGCAGGACACGTTACGGGATCTTACGAGAGCGTACAGAGGCTGTTCAAGTCAGCGGATTCCACCGGGTGCATAACTTTTCATGAGAATCTCCTTTCAATGAAATTAGAAGCTGTTAATCGAAGAAGGAGCGGAGCGATCCGCTCTTTTTTCGTGCTGTCTAATTGTCCCAAAACAACTCAAATGACCAAGTTAAAAACGTAAATGACGCAATTAAATCTCAAATTCCGAGAAAAAATCTCAAAATACGCAATTGAAATGTCAAATACGAGCATTTTATTTTTCACTTTTACGTTTTTAGTTTTTCCCAAGATGACCGCTTTGAACATACCCACCCACCTAAATTTATTTTCTCCCAGAGAGCAACACAAATAAAACGCTTCGGTCTTGACAAGTCGAAAATACCTATATACCATCGAAGTGTGAAGCGAATTCTGTGGCTCTTTTCCGAACAACTTGACCACGGAAGGGACTTATAAAAACTGAATAACACGCAACAGTCTGTGGTTCATGGATCAACACAGACTCTAAACTATAAAAAACAGCAGTTGGCGAGTCATTGAGGGTAAACCTCTTTGTAGACGGAACTGAAAGAAAAAATCCGGTAGCTTACTGGTTCTGTATGAATCAGAGGTAAGGGGCTTCTTTTGCCACCATACAAAGAAGTGCCCGTGGAGAGCCAAGTCGCATCGGTGTGTATGCTCAAGGATTGGATGAGAGTAGCTATACGCAAAGCACACCCTTATAGGCTGCTTCATCTAACCCCATAAGCAGCCGAAGACCTTTATTTTTTTACCCCGAAAAAATACAGTTATATAGGAGGATAACTATGTCTACAACACAGAGAGATACACATACAAGATACAGACGCAAGGTGCGTCAGCGTTCTCCATTCGATAATAGTCCTACCCT